AAAAGGTGTTTCGGGTCATCCTGAAGCTTAATACTTCCTTACGAACCAAATCGTCGAGAGACTGCACGGCTCCTAATCTGCTGTGATGTACAGTCCGCCTGGGAAGGCGGATCCCATACATCCCACGAAACTTTCTCAAGTTTCACAAACTAGACGGAAATAATCCCTCTTTTTACCACTCTCACTCTGCTCTCCCTTAATTTTCTTTTGATTTTCCACATCATAATCCAAGAAAATGGTCAGCAAACAACAACTTTTCAACCAGACGAAGAAGATCGTCAAGAAGGCGGCCGCCAACGAACGCCGCCGACCGTTCAATCCGAATTCTACCGGATCTAGAATTGGTTCAGCTATTGGTTCTCGCTACGGGCCAGGAGGCGCCGCACTTGGCATGAAGGCCGGTGACTTCGTCAATCGAGTCATCGGGAAGGGTGACTATACTATTACCGGCAATTCACTTATGCGCGGTAACCTTAGTAAGTCTTCTCAAATCCCTTTCTTCACCCCTGACGGCAAGCGTGGCCTTCGCGTTACTGAGCGCGAGTATCTTGGTGATATCCGTTCTGGAACTCTCGTTTCAGGCTCCACCACCTTTGATCTCGCCACTTTCGCAATCAACCCAGGACTTGCTTCGACTTTTCCTTGGCTATCTGCTCTGGCGAATAATTTCGACCAGTGGCAACCCAATGGAATAATCTTCGAGTTCCGCTCAACCTCCTCTACCTTTAACGGGTCTTCTCAGGCCCTAGGTACTGTGATTGCCGCTACCGAGTATGATGTTGTCGACCCTCCTTTTTCAACCAAGGTTGAGATGGAGAACTCCGACTACGCCATGTCTTGCGCCGCAAGTGAGCACATGATTCATGCGATTGAGTGTAACCCTCGGGAACGCCAACGCCAACTGTACTCGATTCGCAACGGTGATGTTCCAACCAACGATATCCAGCGTAACTACGATCTTGGAAATTTTCAGATCGCGACGCAAGGAATGTCGGTGGCTGGAGTTAACCTCGGTGAACTCTGGGTTTCTTATGATATCACTTTCTATAAGAAACAACTCTTCACCTCTTTAGGTAGCTCCATCCTCTGGGCATCACTGCAATCCCGAGTATCCGCTCTCCCAACCAACAACTCTTGGGTGGGACCGGACCCTCTAGTCCTCGGAAATTATCAACCTTCTCATGTTGACGGTGCGGGTACGTTTGGAATGCTCTTTCCAAAAACTCTCACCGGTTCGGCCTTCCGAATTGATTTCCAGAACGATTCCGTTTCCGGTACTCCCACCCTTCCGACCTGGACCTTGACAAACTGCACCGAAATCGACCTCGATAACGCTGGTGTTGGTATTTTTGTTACCGACCGCGTCCGAGGTTGTGTTGGTGTAGTCGTTTCGAATGATCTTCCCTGGGGAATCACATTCTCCAGTGCTAGTTTCCTCGCGACTACGCCTGTCTTTTCGCAGTTCTCGATCACTCAGATCAACCCTGCGTGGGTCACTGCTCCAGGTGCTGTTCCTCCTTAAGCACCTCTTCGTCTCCTTTTCTCTGTTCTGGTTAAACAGCTATGGCACGATCTGCCGGGTCATCTCGACCGTCCTGAGGGATTTTTATTGTCTTGGGTTCCCTGCTTAACCGCAGGAGCTTAGATGTGAAGCGGCGCTGCTAGAAGGTTATCCTCCTAGCCGCGCCTCAACGCACCTAGTCCCCCGATGATAGCATATTGGCTACTATTCACCACTGGATAGGCAGCATCTTGCGTCCCATCGCTCTCGATCTATCATAATCGAGCGGCTACAGGTTCCGTCGTCCCCTGGACGACTGGTTTAAGGTCCTTACGACCGTATGAGGTAGCTCCTCACACACGCTTTAATTTTCGATACATCGACAACGTTCGATCCTATGTATCGGGTGTCTGGACGGACTTTTGGGATCAGTTATCTGATCCTTTAGGTTCTCCGCCCTAAATCACGCGTATTCTCAACCTCTTCTTCTTCGGCTTTTTGCTGACGGGGAATGTCACTTTCTCTTTAACCCCGGCGGTCGCTCCGCAAGTGGTGCACTCAGCGCCCCTGATCCAAC